AGTATTGTTCCACCAGAATACAAGAAAATGTATCCTGAAATGGGTTTAAAACGAGGAGAACATAAAGGTAACATGATAATAAATTTTCACGTAGAATTTCCAGAAAAGTTGACAAATGAACAGATTGAAAAATTGTCGGAAATTTTATAAATGAATTATTTTATTTTTTGTATATTTGATAAAATTATCTAAATATACAAAATTGATAAATTATTGGTATTTTTGATTGTTTTAAGCTGATATGATACCGTTTGAAATTAAAGTACTTATCAATACTGATAAAGCACTTGATAAAGAATTATCTACAGAAATTCTTGAATTTGTTTCTAATAATAGTGAACTAACTAAATTATTGTTTTTTACATAAATAGAACCAATGTAATTATTAAAGGATCCACAAGCGGCACTTTGGTGTTGTCCGTCTGATGATATTGATATTGATTGCCAATCTTGATTAATAGGATTAACAATCCATGTATTTCCATAATCACTTGATTCATAAATAAAACCATGTTTTTCAAGAGCTGTTTGATATTGTCCTGATGATGATACCGAAATGGAAACCCACTCTTTATCATCAGGACCTGTAGTATTCCAGGAATTTCCATAATCAGTTGATATATAAATTTGACCAACATCACGAGTAGCTGTTCGATATTGTCCTGATGCTGACATTGATACTGAAGACCAACTGCTATTTGGTCCTGTAGTAGTCCAGGAATTTCCATAATCAGTTGATATATAAATTTGACCACTATAAGGAACAGCTGTTTGATATTGTCCTGATGCTGACACTGATACTGAATACCAAGTGCTAAATGGTCCTGTAGTAGTCCAGGAATTTCCATAATCAGTTGATATATAAATTTGACCACCATCACGAGTAGCTGTTTGATATTGTCCTGATGCTGACAGTGATACTGAAGACCACTCAATAAAATCATTATTTGAAACAGACCAGTTATTACCATAATCACTTGATATATAAATTCCACCAAAAGAAACTGCTGTTTGATATTGTCCTGATGCTGACATTGATACTGAAGACCAAGACCTAAGTGGTGTATTTGTTTCAGACCAACTATTACCGAAATTATTTGATATATAAATTGGAGAATTATTACTAGCAACAGCTGTCTGATATTGTCCTGTTGACGATAATGATACTGATTTCCAATTTTTTTGATCAGTTTTAGCAACCCAACTATTATTTTCTTTATAAATTAAATTATCACATAAAGTCAAAGCATTTGATAAAGAATTATCAGAAATAATTCTAATATCTGTTTCAAATGATAAAGCAGATGATAAGGAAGTATCACCAGAAATTCTTGATGACTGTTCCCTTGATAAAGCACTTGATAAGGAAGTATCACCAGAAATTCTTGATGACTGTTCACTTGATAAAGCACTTGATAAGGAAGTATCACCATAAATTCTATTATTTGTTTCATTTAATAAAGCACTTGCTAAGGAAGTAACACCATAAATTCTCGATGACTGTTCACTTGATAAAGCAGTTGATAATGAAGTATCACCAGAAATTCTATTATTTGTTTCTAATAATAGGGAATTAACTAAAGTATTGTTTTTTACAAAAACAAAACCACCCTCTGAAGAACAGGCACTTTGGTATTGTCCGTCTGCTGACATTGATACTGATCTCCAAGTTTGTTTAGGAGTAGTACTAGAACTATTATTAGCAATCCATGTATTTCCATAATCACTTGATTCATAAATTAAACCGACACTTTCAGCAGCTGTTTGGTATTGTCCAGTTGATGATACCGCAACCGTAAACCAAGATTTATTTAGTCCTTTAATTGTCCAAGAATTTCCATAATCACTTGATATATAAATTAGACCTCCATAAGGAACAGCTGTTTGATATTGTCCAGTTGATGATACTGATACCGATGACCAATTTCTAAAAGACTCTTTAACAGTCCAGTTATTACCGTAATCACTTGATATATAAATTTGACCTCCATAAGGTACAGCTGATTGATATTGTCCAGTTGATGATATTGATACTGAATACCAATTTCTAGAAGACTCTTTAGCGCTCCAGTTATTACCATAATCACTTGATATAAAAATTTGACCTCCATAAGGTACAGCTGATTGATATTGTCCAGTTGATGATACTGATACTGAAAACCATTTTCCAATACTCGCTTTAGCGCTCCAAGTATTACCAAAATCACTTGATATATAAATTTCACCGTTATAAACACCAGCTGTTTGATATTGTCCAGTTGATGATACTGATACTGAATACCAAATTTTATTTGGTGAATTTACAGCAGTCCAAGTATTACCAAAATCACTTGATTTATAAATTGGTGAATTTCCTGTTTCAACAACAGCTGTTTGATATTGTCCCGTTGATGATACTGATACTGAGTGCCAATTTTTTCTAGAAGTTTTAATAACCCAATTATTATTTGCTTTATAAATTATATTATTAGAGATAGATAAATCACTTGATAAAGAATTATCAGAATTAATTCTAGCATCTGTTTCAACTGATAAAGCACTTGATAAGGAATTGTCAGAATTAATTCTAGCATCTGTTTCAACTGATAAAGCACTTGATAAGGAAGATAAGGAATTGTCAGAATTAATTCTAGCATCTGTTTCAACTGATAAAGCACTTGATAAAGAATTGTCAGAATTAATTCTAGCGTCTGTTTCAACTGATAAAGCAGTTAATAAATAAGATGATGAAGAAGTCGTACTGGCCAATAATAAATAAATGTCAGATGTTATTGAAATTATTTCTGATGTTTGTGGTCCACAATGTGATATATAAATTTTATTAAAAGCTGTAGTAGCAATTTGGTATTCACCTGATGAAGATACTGATACTGAAGTACAATTCAAAATAGGACCTTTAGCAAGCCAATTATTACCATAATCGGTTGAAAAATACATTTGATCATTAAATAAACCTGCAGTTTGATATTGTCCTGTTGATGATATTGATATCGTCCCCCAATTTTTAGTTAAACCTTTAGCAGTCCATGTATTACCAAAATCATTTGAAATATAAATTTGACCGTTTTGTCCAACAGCAGTTTGGAATTGTCCAGATGCCGATAAAGATACTGAAGTCCAAAATCTACTAGATGCTTTAGCAGTCCATGTATTACCAAAATCACTTGAAATATAAATTTGACCGCCATTTACAACAGCAGTTTGGTATTGTCCAGATGCCGATAAAGATACTGAATACCAAACTCTACTAGATGCTTTAGCAGTCCATGTATTACCAAAATCACTTGAAATATAAATTTGACCGCCATTTACAACAGCAGTTTGGAATTGTCCAGATGCCGATAAAGATACTGAATACCAAGTTGTGGTTAAATATTTAGCAGTCCATGTATTACCAAAATCACTTGAAATATAAATTTGACCGCCATTTACAACAGCAGTTTGGTATTGTCCTGTAAATGATAATGATACTGAACTCCATGCTAAATTAGATTCCGTGGGAGTCCAATTATTTCCAAAATCACTTGAAATATAAATTTGACCATTACTTACAGTAGCAGTTTGGTATTGTCCAGATGCCGATAAAGAACTACAAGTCCAAAATTTTATACTTGCTGTATCAGTCCATGTTTCGCCGTAATTCGTTAAAGAGAGATTTGAAAGAGAAAATCCAGCTAAATTAGCGTTATTAACTAAAGTTAAATAATCCGTTTTAGATGTTAAAGAATCAGTAATATCACCTAATTGTGAGTCAAGTCCGTTAAACCAAGAAACGTCAATATTTAAAGACATTATAATTTATATAAATATAAAAAAATTAAAAAAATATTTTATTTAATTTTAAAATAATTTATTTTCTAAAAACAATATAAAGACATTTCAAGTAATCTAATTGGTAGGGATGAAGGAACACCCTATCGTTTTGGTTTAGCATCCGTAAATGTATGATTCTTTAAATTCAATTGTACATTTTGTAGGTGTTTCCCGGATGAGCTTTGTTATCAGTCAAAGTAATTTACCTAAAAATTAAGTATTATTTTTATAGAGTTAGTTTTTGTATGAAGATTGTTTATATTTTTAAATGTGTAGTTTCTTAAATGAATTTCATTATCATATTTTTGTCTTTGTTAACATATAGTAAATAAATTAGTAATAGTTGTTTAATGAATAAGGTGTATTCCAATAAAAGATTATAATTTTAGGCAAATTATTAAGTGTTGTTTTTATAAATAAAAATAACCACCAAAACATGTTCCTTCAAATCTACCATGTACGGTTGTGGTATATGGCTTAATATTCGGCTATAAATCATGGTTTAATTTCTGGCAGCCGTACGCGCCTTTTTAGCTTAGGGGTAGAGCACCAGTCTTGTAAACTGGAGGTCCTGGGTTCGATTCCCAGAGAAGGCTTTTTATATTTAATATTTAGAATACTTAAATATTAAATTATTTTTGCTTCATTTTTATAAAAGTGAATATATATAAATGGCAGGTAGATCAAAAAATATTAGATTAAAACAGTCTATAGTTAATAATATTGACGCTCATACTTTTTCTGGACCTATGAAAAGTGGAACGTCACCAAGTATAGGTGTTACTCGTTACTATTGGTATAATTATGCTTCACAATGTAATACAAATCCGAACCAAGTTAAAAAGAGTTATGCTAACATGGTTTTCTTAAATATTAATCCAGCTCAAACACCTGTTAGTGCTGGTTTTAGACCAACTACTAATTATAATTACTCCTATAATGCGCCAAGAAATGTGGCATTTTATGACGCAAATACAAAATATGACAATCATTTTTACAAACCATATTTTCCACCAGCATCTGTAACAAATAAATATTTTGTTCCTCCTTCAAAACATATGACAGGATTTGCCTCAAGTCCAAATAATTAAATATATTATTTATTAATTATTATATTTAATTTTAATTTTACACCCTTAAAGAATTTAAATTGGATAATTAGTAGCAGGACTAATAAAAGTTGTAACTGGTTTACCTGGATATTGGTTTGGTGGATAAGGAAAATATCCATTAGGATTCTCGGTGTAACTACTGTAACGACCTAAATATGGATAGAAAGCTCCACAATTTCCAGTTCCATTTGTACAAACAGATGCGATTCTATTTTTAGCTCTTCTATTTGAAATTGAAGTTGCTCCTATACCTCCTTGTCCAGGTTTATATTTATTATAAAGATATTGATATGTGTTACACGTTACGTTACCTCCCGGGCCAAATTTTGTTGAACGTCTGGCACCAACACCTACATTTTTTTTATACAAAAAACCTGGGAAATTTGTGGTATTTCCATACCAAAATTGACCATTTGAATTGCTTGCACTTCCAAAAGCTGACATTTATATATACTAAACAAATAATTTAAAAAATATTTTACCAATTTATAATTTTATAATTTTATAATTTTATAAGTTTAGTTTATTTCATAAAATTCTGTACCTTTCACTCTATAATTTTCACAAATAAAACAATCTTTACACATTCCTAGATAATGATTATAACCATTACTACAAAAATTAGGTAATTTATATTCGTTACATAGCCAAAAATCTTCTAATTTATCTAACCCATTATTATCCGAATAATTATAAGAGAAATAACTAGATTTATATCTTTGTATAAAGTCAGGGTGACCAATTGAATCTCTACACATAGGACATCTAGCAACATTTGTATATTTAGTTGAAGTCCATTTATATTTCAAATAATTAAATAAACAAGATTTATGATAACCATGACCACAAAATGTAATAAATGCGTCTGTTTTTCTGTATATTTTATAGTAGCAGATTGGACATTTTTCTCCAGGACGAATATAACATCTAATTTTAATATCACAAGGTGAATTATCATCACCAATTTTAAATGGTAATACATTATTTATATTATCATTTTCATTATTATCATTATCATTATCATTATTAATACGTGATTTATGCTCATATAAATAAAATATATCTTCAGCTGTCGACATTTATTAATGTATATAAATAAGTTTTACATACATTAATATATATTAAATTTAAATCAATTTTTTTAAGAAATCTTTCTTGTAGGAATATCACTTGAAACAATATAAATAGAATTTTCAGTAATAATAATGTACTCAGTTCCAGACTTATAAAACTTTTGAATTGTTGATGTATATTCATCTTCAGATTTAACTAACAACTTTTCATTATTATCTCTTGCTCCGACAAGGGCTTTTTTATCAAGAGAAGCTGTCCAATAATCCAACATAATAGGCTTATCCTCAACAATAGCAAGCTTGCTAGCGTGTTTCATAGTTACATCTGAAGGTAATCTATAATTAAAAGGTGTAGCAGCACCTCCAGTTTCAGTCTTTTGAGTGGTTTTATCTGCCATTATTATATAATTAAAGTTTATAAGTCTTTAAATACTTATATATAAAAAGTATTTTAATTTAAATATTTTAAAATATTAATAAATATAATGAAAACTCTTTCAAACAAAGAAATTAATTATTCATTACATAATAATGAAAATTATAAAAAAGAACTAGACAATGAAATAAATGAAATTATTGATAAAATTTCACAATTATTTATGGATTACTTTAAATTTATGACAGAAAATATAAAACTTAAAAATAGTAGTTTTTCTAGATTTATAATAACTAGAGGTCTTGATACATTGGTAAATGTATTTAACCATATTTTATTTTTTACAAAAAACTTGGATGTAACATATTTCCATTGTCAAAAAGCATTTTATTTATATGCTGAATTTGTAGGTCAAATATCAGAAGATGAAAAAATGTTTCTGCAATTAAGTTCTAGAGACGCAACTATATATGTTTACAAAAAAACTATATATGAGATAAATAATGATTTAAAAAAAAATAATGAACAAATAACAGATTATACTAGATTTAAATTAGATATTATTAATCCTTATATAGAACTTTATAAAACTATATTACTTAAACTTATTAATGATGATTTTACAAATGAAAAAAAACAAAATACAGTTGAAAAGATTTTAAAAAAATTTAATGGGTTAAATAATAAATCAAAAATAATTAAACTAAATAACATTATTGAAAAGTTATATTATCATATAAGTGATGTAAATTATTTTTTTGATGTATGTATAATATTATTTAAAAAAATAACAAAAAATGAAGAATGTTTAGATAATTGTTTTAATAAATTTTTAGAACAAGAATTTAAAAGTAAACTGAATGAAAATCCTGATAAATTTATGAATTGGTTTATGAACTAATTTCAATAATAATATTTTTACGTCTTACTTTTTTAGTTTTATCTTTTAATGTAAACACCGCATTCTCATCACCGGCTGAAAATTTTTGACATATATTTTTATATTCATTATTTAATATTATTTTTAAAAATTCATATATATTCATGAGAAGATTTTCATCGCACTTACCAACTATCAATACACTTCCAGTTCTAAAAATCATAAACGATACTTCTTTTATATTTTTATATAAATGCTTATTTTCTTCAGATATTTGACAACCATTCTGTATTTCTAAATCAGGATTAAAGTAAAATTTACATTGTATTCCTGGATATGAACACGGGTCATAAATCGATTGAATATTATACTTAAATTTTAATATATCAAATAATGCTTCTCTATTTATGAAAAATCCACAATTGAAATTTGAATTTATCAAAACTGTTTCATTTGTGTCAGGTTTATAACTTAATTCATCACTAATATGAGGTTGTAATGTTTTAATTATCTCATCTAATATTAATTGAAAAGTTGTTTCATTTTGAATGCCAGGAATTTCTAGCTTACCGGTATTAAATACTTTCACATGAAATTCTTTAAAAACAGTATCAATTTTCATTCTCAAAATAATAACAAAACAGTTATAGAATGCGCTCTTCTTCTTGCAGCGATAACTCATAATATCTTTTTTAGATATTCCTATACTAATTTTTCTTATATCTTTAAATTTAATGCGACCCGAAGGGTTATCAATATGTGTAATAACATGTTCTTCAAAATATTTTTCATCTTTAATTTTATCTTGTATAAAAGACAATTCTTCTCTACTGGAAGAATTGAATTTCATTTGTTTCTTAATAACACCATTTGACGGTTGATAATAATTTATAGTAGGAATAATCCAAAATATATTTTTGAGGTCAATTGTTTTATTCAAATAGGCGATTTTTGTTTTTGTACTAATATATATATCAGTAGCTTTAGGAGCAACAGAGTCAATATCCATAGATATATTAGCTGAAATAAATTGTTCACCTTCATTTTCATTCATTTCATTTAATTGTGAATATTCTTCCTCACCATCAGATAAAATATCGTCAGCATTTACCCCGTTTGTTATGAAATTTTCCCACTCTTGATCGATATTAAATGTTATGGCCATTTTGTATATAAAGACGATTTATCTTTATATTCTTTATATTAATTTTATTTCAATTATTTTCTTTAATATATAATATAAAGAATGATATCATCAAGAAATCACATCATCCGTGAAAGAAGCGACATAATTCCTATTAACCAAAATTTATCTACATCAATGAAAATAAATTCTCCAAAGGGTGAATATAGTCTTAAGCAAAATTTTTTCGACCCAACTAAATCTTCACCTCCAAATGATTTTATGATAAAACTACATATGAGAATGAATAAATACTACATAGATAATAAGGATGATAATCTTGATACCAAATAATTAACATTTATATTAATATTTTGATTTTGCGAATGCATTAAATTTTCTACAAAATCCAAAAACTTACTGTCAATATATTTAGGATGTGTTTTAATAATATAATTGAGGAAATCTTTTATTATATTCTTTTTGTCAATATTGTAGCTTATACTTATTGAATGAATAAAATTGTTAATGTTATCCGCTCTCTCTCTTTGAATTATTTTATTTAGTAAATTATCCCAAACATCATTATCAATAATTTTCAACATTTCAGTCTCAATATTTTGGTTTGACTGCATAAAATTTATCATACTTCGAATATCAGATTTATAAAGTTTTTGAATACACGAAAGTAATTTAGGTGATAAATTTAACTTTTCAGAAATAGATATATTATTTAAAAAACTTATTATTTCTTCTTTTGGTAACTGATTAAAACGTAATCGTATAAATTCATTTTGAAGACCCTCGTCTATTTTGCTAATATAATTACAAATTAAACAAAACCTAACATTACATGTATAATTTTGTAATAAATATCTCAAAGCTTGTTGAGCATTTTTGGTCATATAATCAACCTCATCTAAAATGACAAATTTCATTCCATTATTAAATAATGGTTTAGAATTTACAAATAAATTTATTTGATTTCTAATAATATCGATGCCTCTCTCGTCTGATGCGTTTAGATGTATAATGAGCTCTTTGTTTTTAATTCCAACTTTTTCTTGATATGCGTTTATTAAATTTATAATCGTTGTAGTCTTACCTGTACCAGGTGGTCCATAAAAAAGTAAATTAGGAAAATATTCTGTTTCTATAATGTTAGAGAGAATTTTTTTATTTAAAGAATCCAATACGATGTCATCAAAAATTTTTGGTCTATATTTTTCAACCCAAACATATCCGGAAGTTGTCATTTTAAATATTATAAATTATTATGTTTAATATATATTTTCTCTCAATAAATTTAAAATTAGATTATAAAATATTAAAGATAATAAATGAACAATATTAAGAATATGTCATCCACAACTACAAATAATTATGGTTATCTTGAGTTAATAATTGGTCCTATGTTTTCAGGTAAAACTTCGCGTTTGGTTGAAATATATAATCAGTGTAAATTTTGTAATATTAAGGTAATTGCTATAAATCATTCTATCGACAATAGATACGACGATGATTTGCTTTCAACACACGATAAAATTAAAATACCTTGTATAAAGACAGAGAGATTATTTGATGTGTGGAGTGATAATGTTTCACTTGAAGAAAATATCGAAAAAATACCTAGAATATCAGATAAATTGAATGTATTTACTAGTGAAGTTATACTCATAAATGAAGGTCAATTTTTCCCAGATTTAATTGATTTTGTTAAAAAACTTCTTCAATATAAAAAACAAATTTATATTTGCGGGTTGGACGGTGATTTTGAGAGAAAAAAATTTGGTCAAATTCTTGATATTATTCCACTTTGTGATAAAGTTGAAAAATTAACTTCTCTCTGTTCAATTTGTAAAAATGGTAAAAAAGGTATATTTTCTATGAGACTAACAAATGAAAAGGAACAAACTGTTGTTGGTTCAGAAAATTATATCCCAGTATGTAGGGAATGTTATATATTAAAAAATTATACACAAGATGTTTAATTCTTAAATATATTTTAAAACCATTTAAATTGTAATTTATATTTAATATATAAATAAATGACTAAAAATGTATCAGGAGCTGATGAAAAAGAAACAACAATTGTTACTGTAAAAAAACGCGGAAGAAAATCAAAAAAAGAAATTGAAGAAGCTCAGAAACTTGTTGAAAATTCAAATAAAATAAATTGTTTTACTTTAAAGACAGAAGAAAATATTATTGTAAATATTGAAGAACATGATGATTTATCAAATTTAAATACAAATTGTGTAAATGAAATTACAAATTCGGATGATGAAAATGAACAAATCTTATCTAGTGAACAAATAGTAAATGATAATAAACCTCTTGCCAAGAAGAGAGGACGTAAACCAAAAGGTGGTAAAATTATTCAACAAATTATACCATTAAATAATACTAAAGAAAGTAAACCCAATGTAATTTTACATTTAAAATGTTCATTAAAAGACTTACAATCATCTAATTTATTTGGTTCTAATCTTGAAGGATTTTCTTTTTCAAATCAAAATAATTTTTGTTATGATTCAATTAGTAATGAAAATAGTAATTATAATGATTATATTAATACTACAATTAAATTGACCGATGGTGAAGAAAATAGTATTACTTGTGAAACTGATTACGAATACGAATCGAATAAAAATAAAGATAATGATATTAGAGATATATGGAAAAAGTTAAAGGTATTAGAACATAAATTACATATTAATTGTATTGATAATAAAAAATCAGCTTGTTTCTGGGACACTTGCGAATTTGATAATCCACCTGTTTATATTCCAAAATATTTTATGGACGGCACATATCATGTTTATGGTTGTTTTTGTAGTCCAGAATGTGCTGTGGCTCACTTAATGGAAGAAAATATTGACATTTCTATAAAATTTGAGAGATATTATTTAATGAATCATATTTATTCCAAAGTATATAATTTTAAAAAAAATATTAAACCATCACCAAACCCATATTATATGTTAGAAAAGTATTATGGTAATTTAAC